AAAGGATCTGCTTCTACTCAAAGAGGTGCTGAAGTAACTAAAGAAGTTGAAGAAACTTTACAGAAAAAATCAGATGATTTTAATGAAAAATATAAAGATAAACTCGGATATGGAGTTAATCTTGGTATGTTAAAATCTGTTTATCAAAGAGGTATTGGGGCTTATAATGTTTCACACTCACCTGAAGTTAAATCAGCTGGTCAATGGGCTCAAGCAAGGGTAAATGCTTTTCTTTATCTTGTTAAAAATGGAAGACCTGAAAATAAAAAATATACAGGTGATTTTGATTTATTACCTAAAGGACATCCAAAATCGGATAAATAAAAACACTTCTAAAAAGAAGATATTTACTTAAAAACCAATATGGCTACTACAGCGAATATCAATATAAATGTAAATTCTACAGCGGCACAAAATAGTGTCAATCAATTAAGTGAATCAATAAATAATGCCGGTAATAGTGCCTCATCATTAAGAACTCAATTAAGACAAGTCACTCAAGAATTACAAGGGCTTGAGCCAGGTAGTGCTAGATTTCAAGAATTATCACAAAGAGCAGGACAATTAAGGGATCAAATTGCGGATACCTCAGCTGTTATTTCAGCAACCGCTGGTAATGCTGTTGAGAATTTTGGTTTAGCTTTATCAAATACAGTTCAAATAGGGGTCGCTGGATTTCAGGCTCTATCAGCAGCTCAAGTATTATTTGGATCTGAAAATGAAGAGGTAAATAAGTCAATTCAACAAATGACCGCCCTTCTAAATTTATCTCAAGCAATTCAAACATTTGGTGGATTGGGGGATAAATTAGTTGAAATTAAAGCAGGTTTTACCCCTTTATTACAATCATTAGGTTTAATGGCAACCACTCAAACTCAAGTTGCCGTAGCAACAGGAGCGGCTGATGCCGCATTAGTGGCTGAAGGAGTGGCAGCAGAAGGGGCCGCAGTATCTACAGGATTCTTAGCTACAGCTCTAAACGCAATTCCATTTGTTGCCATCGCAACAGGAATTGGATTATTAGCTTATAATTTATTATCAGCAGGTGATAACTCAGAAAAAGCGGCTGAAGAACAAGAAAAATTAAGAAAAGAAACTGAAGAATATAACAAAAAACTTGATGAGGAAAATACAAAGATAGGTGAAAGTGCTGGATCCTATCTTCAATTAGTTTTCCAATTAAAAAATACAAACGCAAATTCCAAAGAAAGGGTAAAATTGATCAATCAAATCAACGCAACTTATGGAACTACATTTAAAAATCTACAAGATGAAACGGCATTCCAAAATCAACTTAACTTATCTGTAAAAGAATATATTGCTCTTCAGGTTTTGAAAGCAAGACAACAATCTAAGGAAAAAGAAACTCAAAAGGCAATTGGAGAATTGATTAAGGCTCAAGATGAATTAACAAAATTCGCAAGAGAATATGGTGGTGTTGTCAACAAAAATGGAGAAATAGAAACTAAATGGACTCAACATCAGATTTCTGCTTACGATTTAAAAAAATATGGTGTTTCAGTTTTCACTGATACTCAAATTAAATTGAATTTTGAATTACAACGAGCCCAAGAAAGAGCTGAAGGGTATGCAATTTCTGCCGGTGATCTTCAAAAAGAAATTGATAAACTTACTAATAACGGTAAAAAATATGTACCTGTAGTTCAAAACACAGTTAAAACAACTGAAACTGCTACCGAGGTAACTGATCAATATGCTGGTGTTTTAGAAAAAGCAAACAATAAGTTAGAGAGACAAAGAGCAATTCAAGAAGCTAATGAGAAATTCAATACCGATAGAATTAAAAATACATTACAAAAAGACATTGAACTTGTAAATCAATTGTACGGTGATGAAAAACAAAAAATTATTGATAGGGCTACAAAGGCTGAGATTGACAAATACGAAGATAAATTCAAAAAAGAGGGAAAAACAGAAGAACAATTCTTTAAAAAAAGAGAAGAAATTTTAACCAATTGGACAAAATATGCGTTAGATGAAGAAGTAGCATTATTCAATCAATTAGATGAATATAGAAAACAAGATGTCACCAAACTTCAAGAAAATTATAATTCTAAAGAAGAACTTATTAAAGAAAGTACAAAAAATATTTTAACTAATACACAACTAATTCAAATAGAATTTGAGAAATCAGAAGCAATTAGACAAGCTGAAGAGGGTAAAAAGACAGAAGAAGAAAAAAATAAAGCAAGAATTGAAGTTAGATCAAAATTTGCTGATAAGGAAATTGAACTTTTAAAGAAAAATCTTGAGGAACAGAAAAGAATAGCGAAACTTAATTTAGATATTATATTACAAGATGAATCAAAAAGTTTATCTGAAAAAGAACAAGCACAAGCTGAATATGATCAGAAGGTTATTCAAATGGCTCAACAAACTGCCGATAAAATTAATGAAATTAATGATGGTATTAAACCACCAATTCCTGATGAAAAAACTTTAGAGGAAAAAATTAATAAATCGGTTGAAAAAATTTCAGAATATGTAGACGCTATAGCAACATTATATAGTCATTTAGAAAATACGATCAGAATGATTTCTGAACAACGTTTTAAAAATGAAGAAGAACGTATAAATAATGTCTATGAAAAAGAAAAAGAAGCCTTAGAAGGTCAGTTAAATGCTAATCTTATATCAAGAGAACAATATGACAATAAATTACTTGAATTAGAACAACAAAAAGAGGCTGAAAGTATCATTCTAAGAAAAAGAGAATTTGAAACTAATAAGAGGTTAAATATGGCTAATGCTGTAATAGCAGGTGCTCAAGCTGTATTACAGGCATTAGGTTCATCAGCCCCTCCTGTTAATATTATATTAGCGGCATTAGTTGGTGGATTAGCGGCTGTTCAATTTGGTGTGATAGCAAATGAACAATTTACGGCAGCAGAAGGAGGTATTGTACCTGGTATAGGACCAGGAAATATTGATTCAGTTCCGTCAATATTAGCACCAGGTGAGTTTGTAATCAATTCTAAATCAGCACAAATGTACCCTCAGTTATTAAGTAGTATAAATGAAATGGGTGGGGGTAAAAAATTAGTTCCTGATTTACCACCTTCAAATGCTCAAGGATTACCAACAACAGTATTCCAACAAGATAAATCTCAACAACCTATCAGAGCATATGTGGTAGAGACAGATATTAGTGATTCACAGAAACGAGTGAATAGAATAAAACGAAGTGTTGAATTTTAACAATTAGACAAGATGATTAAATATGTATTTAAGGATATGGAAGAACCAACTCTATATCTTGATTTTGAAGAGGATAATATGAATGAAGGGATGGATGCTATCTCATTTGTAGATAGACCAGCAACTGATGTTCAATGGAAAATATTTGAGACCATAGAGGACAGTTATAATGATTATCCATTAATAGCAAGTGAAAATGCTTGTAGAGCCTTAAAATATAAAGAGAAACATCCTGAGATTGATTGTGGAACACGTACAGGTTGGTCAAGAGCCAATCAATTATGTGGTAGAAGAAACATTTCAATTGAGACAATTGCTCGCATGGCTTCATTTAAGAGACATCAACAAAATAAAGATGTTCCTTATGATAAAGGATGTGGTGGAATTATGTGGGATGCTTGGGGTGGAGATGTTGGTGTTGAATGGGCTATCCGTAAAATGGAGAGAATCAACAATGAATTACGTATGGCAGGTTTTAAGAAACAAGAATTTAGTGATCTTAATGAAGAAAAACGAATGGTAACTTCACCTGTTATGTTGGCAGAAACCCCAATCTTACGTTATAATCCTGATCTTGGTAAATATTGGGTTAAATTCAAACCCGAAACCATTGAAAAAATGATGAGGAAATATTTCAAAGAAAACAAAATACACAAGGTTAATACAAATCACGATCCAAAATCTCGCAAAGATGGGGTATATATGGTGGAAAGTTATATTGTTGGAGATAGAAATGAATCAAAAGTTTTTCCTGATTTACCTGAAGGTACTTGGATGGCAACATTTTATGTTGAAAATGATGAGGTTTGGGACCAAATCAAACAAGGGGAGTTCAATGGATTTAGTTTAGAAGGTTATTTTATTGAGAAATATGAGGACGATATGATTGCTCGTATAGAAGAAGAATTAGAAAGCATACTTACTTCAACATATAGTGATGAAGATAAGGAATTAAAAATTAAAAAATTATTAAATATTAAATAATGAAACATTATCTAATGATATTCTTCGCCTTTGTGTCTCCTTTATTTCCATTGGCGTTATTGGTGTCTTTATTTTCCATTATAGACACTTTTGTAGGTCGTTGGTATGCTAAGAATACCAATCAAGAAATAACAAGTAAGAAGACACGTATTGGTCTCACACATAAACTTATAACCTATTTTGTTGTGTTGATAAGCGCTTACGGTATTGATTACGTAATTGTGAATGAAATAGCAAGAAATTACATTTGGTTTGATTGGGCTTTTACCAAGTTCTTTGCTTCCGTATTGATATGGGTAGAATATACATCAATTGATGAGAAGATTAAGTGGGTAAAAGGTAAAGGACTTACCGATAGAGTGATAGAATTTGGGAGATCTCTCAAAAAAATCATTGGTTTTGGTAAGGAATTAAATCCTAAAAACTAAAAGTATTAAACAATAAATAAATAAAAATAATTAAAACAAAAGTTATGAACACAAAAACAAACATTTTAGCCAAAATCAAGGAGTTGTTCGCAGAGCAAAAAATGATGGAGGATTACACAGCAGCAACAAATGAGATCATTCGTTGTTTGAGTGATAGTTTAGCGGTTGGATCAAAAGTAGCACAAGTAATTGGTGGAGTTGAAACTGATCTTCCCGACGGAAGTTATCTATTGAACAATGGAAAAACCATTAAAACTGTTGGTAACGTCATCAAAGAAATCAACGAATACAGAGCCGAAGAAAATTTGGGTAAAACAGAAATGGGATCTGATACCGCAAGTTCAGCCCAAGAAGACGCAATCGTAGCTGAGGAGAATATGGAAGATTACAAAAATGAAATTATGACCAAACTTGTTGACGGAACTGAAGTTAAAATCTTATCAAAAGGTGAGGCTTTATCTGTTGGTGATGAGGTTTTGGTTAAGGACGCTGAAGGTAATTTTACAAAAGCACCGGCTGGAGAGCACAAGTTGGAAGGTGGATTAGTTATCTATGTTGATGAATTAGGTTTTATCAATGAATTAGAAACTGAAGAAACTGAAGACAAAGATGAAATGAAAAATATGTTTGAAGCAATTTCTCAATTAACCATACTAGTGGGTGAGTTGAAAAAAACTATTTCAAATGTAAGTGAAAAAAATTCTGAATTAACAGAAAAATTTGAGAAATTTTCAAAGGAACCATCTGTTGAATCAGTAACTAAAAAACAAGTTTCTCTATCTAAAACGGCAGATAAAGTAGAGAGAGCGAAATTCTTCGGAGGAAGATAATAAACAAAAATAAACTTAAATAAAAATTAACTAAAATGGCATTAAACGTCGCAGGTTTAACAGCATACGTGGATCAAGAGCGTATGGCTTTAATCAAAAAAATGATTTTGGGTGGTCGTTCAACACAATTTTTGACAATCCAACCAGACATTAAGTCAGCAGCATCAATCAACTTGTTGTCTTCTGATTTAGTAGCACAAGCAGGTGGATGTGGATTCAACGATGAAGGTGAAACTATCTTAACTCAAAACACACTTAATGTTTGTCCTTTAAAGGTAAACGAAAGTATCTGTTTGGATACACTTGAGCAATACTACACTCAAGCAATGATGAACCCTGGTTCATATAACACTCAAATTCCTTTTGAGCAAATCTACGCTGAAGAGAAAGTAGCTCAAATCAGTTCATTAATTGATACATTGATTTGGCAAGGTAACACATCTTTGACTGGTAACACAGGATTATGTAATGGATTTATCAAATTAGCAAACACAACTTATTCAGGTTCTGTTGTTAATGGTAACGTAAGTTCAGCAACAGCAATTACAGCGGGTAACATCGTTGGTTTAGTTGATGATGCTATCCAAGTAATTCCTGTTAACATCGTAGCAATGGATGACTTATACTTATACTGTGGTTATGACTTCGCAAGAACTTATTTCACAGCATTGAGAAACGCTAACCTTTACAACTATCCATCTGTAGAAACAGGAGCAAATGATTTTATGATCACTATCCCTTCTTCTAACGTTAAATTGGTAGCGGTTAAAGGATTGAACGGTACAAACAAGTTCTTCATCTCAACTAAATCTAACCTATTCTTTGGTTGTGACTTATTGAATGACTATGAGAACTTTGAATTGTGGTATTCTCAAGATTTCCAAGAAGTACGTATGGCTTCTAAATGGAAATCAGGTGTGAACGCAGCATTCTGGGAATATGTAGTATACTTCAAATTGTAATCAACCCAACTAATCAAGGGGGTGTAATTCCCCCTTATAAAATAAACTAAAATAAAAATAAAAATATGTCTTTTACTTGTAATTTAACTGATGGGTACGTTTTAGGATGTTCATCTATTGGTGGTGTTGAGAAGGTATGGATTGGAGAATGGGTTGATAATGTTGCTATACAACAAGATTCTTGTGGTATTATCACAGGTATTACAACTACAGGTCTTACAGTTTATTCTTTTGAACAAGATATTGAACACGCAGGTTTAGTTCAAACAGGAAACTATTCTCGTGAAAACGGAACAGTATTCTACGAATCAGTATTATCAATCAAATTGATTGGTCTTGACTGTAATGTAAGAAACAGAATGGTGGAATTAGGTAGAGCACCTTTATTCGCTGTTGTTAAATCTAATGCTGGTGATTACTACTATTTAGGTCTTGAATCTTCTGGTAGAGCATCTGCTGGTGATGCTAACTTAGGAGTATTACTTGGAGATATGAATGGTCTTAACCAATCTATTTCTTGGAAATCTGCTAACGGAGCTTACTTAATCAACGGATCATTAGTAGGAACTACAATCACAGTATTGTAATATTTGTTCTTCTAGGTCTTCTGACCTTCTTTATAACCCCCTTGTCTGGATTGACTTGGGGGTTTTTTATTTAACACCAAACAAAATTACATCAATAATATTTAATTAAAAAACTATGATAAGGATACCAAATTATCAGACATCATTAACACCATTTACCTTATGGGAGGATACAACACTTCCATTATCGGCTACGACATATATTTTGGAGTTAGATGGAAAACAACTTAACGATCAAACTTTATTATTTTTGACGGGTGAAACATCCCCAAATATTTATAGATGGAATTGGTTTCCAATTGATTTAACACCATATAACTTAATTCAAGGTCAATATAGTTATAAGGTATGGCAAACGACGGGAAATACTCTTACAATCACTGGTTTGACCACTAATGATATTGTTGAGACAGGAGCAGCTTGGATATATTCATCAGGAACAACACAACATCCTGTATATGTTCCAACAAATCAAACTAAATATGTATACGAATAAAAATTATGAATGAAGAAATAAAAGACGAAAAAGCGTTACCAGTTAAAATATTCACTTTTAACGAGGCGTATATCCCACCTGTGTATAAATTTGAGAAAAAAGGAGATTACCATTTCTTAAGTTGGGGGGCTTCCAATCAATATCCTGTATATGTATTGGAATTATATAACAATTATGGTTCAAGTTTGAATAGAGCCATTATAAATAAGAAGTCAAAATTGAGTGCTGGTTTTGGTCTTAAACCTATTATGGATGAGAGATTAAGATTATGGTGTGAGAAAAATAGAATATCTCATCTATTCAAATATTTGGCTAAAGATTTTGAACTATATAATGGGTTCTGTATTGAAGTTAGATGGTCTCGTGATGGACAATCATTTGAATTGGGATACATTCCATTACACACAATTAGAATAGGTCTTAAAGAAGAAGAGGAAGATCCTGATTATTTTTGGTATTCAACAGATTGGTCTAACATAAAAAAACCTGAGCATGAACCTGAATACATTAAAAAATATGATCCTACAGATAGAACAGGTCGTCAATTACTTTATTATATTGAACCAAATCCAGCCCACACTAATTTATATCCTATTCCAAATTATTCAACGGCAATAAATTGGATTGATTTAGATTATCAAATTAGTAAATTTCACGTAAATCAAGTAAGACAAGGGTTCTCCCCTTCGTTCATTTTGAATTTTGCTAATGGAATACCAACTCAAGATGAACAAAATATGTTCTTCCGTGAGTTCCAAAGAAATTATAAGGGAGCAGATGGTGCTGGTAAAATAATGATTACCTATTCTGATGGTGGAGACAGTAAACCTGAACTAATACCAATCCAATTAAATAACTCTGATGAGAGATTTTTGATGTTACAAAGCCAAGTGGTAGAACAAATTACTATGGCACACGAATTTCCAATTTCATTGATTAGCACTGAACCCGGTAAATTGGGATCATCATCTGAACGTAAGGAAATGATGGCTGAATTACAAGTATATTATACAACTCAAAGACAGGAACAATTGGAATACGCTTTGAATAGTGTTCTTAAAGATATTGGATTTACAGAACCTTTGAGATTGAAACAATACTCTGATGTGGATGAGACAGGATTATTGACTGACGAGGGAACTATACCAGCAGCAGAGGACTTAAATGTACAAGAGAAAGCACAAGCAGAACTTAAAGGATCTGTTGGTGGTGTTCAAGGTATCTTATCAATCCAAGCATCGGTAGCACAAGGTATTACAACAATTGATAGTGGATCAGCAATTCTTGAATTGATCTATGGAATTCCACCTGTTGTAGCAAGAAGAATGTTGGGAGAACCACAACCAATTCAACCAACTGAAACAATAAACACAACTAATACTATAATCTAATGAGTTACACACCAATAGTATATTATATATCAACAACATATCTTCGTCAGAACACCCCAATTGAGGACAATGTGGACGATGATAAGATTTTACCATACATTGTACAGGCTCAACAAACAATCGTACAAGAGGGGATTGGTGAAACAGGTATAAATGCTTTGAATACAGCCGTTCAAAACAATACTTTAACAAACGATGAACAGGCATTTATGAGAAATTATGTACAACCATTGGTTGCTCAATACGCATTTTACCTTATGTTTCCATTCTTAAACTTCAAATCTACAAATAAAGCCGTATCAAAAGAGTCAAGTGAGTTTTCAACACCAGCAGATTTGGATGAAATTAAGTATTTGAGATCAGCAATACTTGATATGGCTGAATTTTATAAAAGAAGAATGGTAAAATACTTATTGGATCATCCGGCAATGTTTATTTGGTATTCAAATCCTGATGCTTTAGATAACTTACCAAAGACAGCACAGTCATATTTCACCGGTATGTATATGCCTTATGGTGGAGTTAGAGGTAATATAATGAATTGGTACGAACCATATGGATCAATTTACCCTTGTGGGTTCGGTCCTTGTTGGGATGGTAACTGTTAAAATTAAATTTAAGATACGATATGTGTGATATAACGAACGATTGGAGTATGGATGAGGTGTTACATCATCCAAAACTTTCAGATGACTACAAATACAAATTTTTTGAGGATCTAGCAAATCAAGAAGAATACTTTGAGGTATTAAATAACCTTGGACTTCCAATAGATGGATTGGGGGTAACTATATCTGATTTGGATAACTTGGATTATATTTGGGATCTTAATGATGATGATAAGGGAATTCCATCCGCTACTACTCAATTTGCTGAACAACAGAAGTTCCGTGTGATCAATTTATATAGATATATCTCAACGGAATATGGACCTTCATTTGTTGGACCAAAAACAAGAAGATTTTGTAAGATGACTGT